TCTAATTTCTGTTTGCGCTGATGCAGATGATGCACCGCGAAAAACGATAAACAAATCATTTTTTGCTGAAATGCCTGAAACTGTGATGGTCTGTGCGCCTGTCAAAGCTGTACCACCAGCGTTGAGCAATGTCCATGATGTGCCTCCGGTCGCTGGCGTTGTCCATGCTGGCAAACCGCCTGAAACTGTGAGCACTTGTCCTGTTGTACCAATGGCCAAACGGGTATTGGTGTTAGCTGTTGCTGATGAATAAGCCAAATCACCAAGCGTGGTGCCCGGCTGCAATGCTTTCAATCGAGTATCAACAGCCTGACCAAATACTTCAAAATCAGCTGGCAAATCCGTGACCAAATCGGTCGCTGTGGGCATTTGAAAATTGTAATTACTTGTGGGGTTCGTCACTTGTTTTCTCCTTACGCCACAATCGTGGCATTGACCCAATCCAGAGTTGGATTGACTGTGCTCCATTGCTCTACCACCGGCACATCATTCCATCGCATGGCTTGCAATGAGAAAGCAATCGGTGACAAAATCATTGAAACGCTTACCTGATTATATCTGGCAGAAAATGTCCAGCCTTCAACAAAACCCAGATAATCGCCGGAATTCATGTTAAGTGGCAGGTCAGCTATATTGACCGGCATCCCCATAAAGACATTGATTAGATCATCGCGGTCAGCATTATCAAGCTCTGGATTAGTAAGCTCATAAGTGATGTTGTTAAAATTAAAGCGTGGATAGGCTCTAAGTGCCAGATAAAAATCTGCCTGATCTTCGGCATCGTGCAGATGCCGCAAGGTAGTTGTGAAAATCTGTGACAATTCGCCATAAAGCGCAATTGAAGCTGCATCGCTGGCATCGGTTTCATTGCTACTATTTTGGCCATATTGAATTGTGATGTTGTTTCGCACATCTCCTGTGCGGGATTGAATGCTCAAACCTGATGCCAAAGCATGGTTAGCTGTTAAATCAACATAGCCATTTGTCGCAAGGTAATTTGTCCGGTGTGTCGAATCGGCATACCCAATTTGGCCCGTTGGCGATTCGTACAAATAACCTAAACCGCTGCTGGCCAGAGCTGCAACCAATGAATAAACATCGGTGCGGCTGGATGAGCGTTGCGCCAGCTCATAATTGCCCGGCCTATCAATTTCGCCCAATCCCGTATTTTCGGCATCTTGCCATTGAGTCGTTGGATCATAGGTCGCCCATGTCAAAGCTGCTGGCACTTGTTGCCATTGTGCAAACAAGACTTGGCTTAAAATTGTGTAAATCTGGTCGCCATCAAAATCATGTGCCAGCACGCCATCTGTCAATGCCTTAGGCAACCTAGACAATGCGCCCAACGCAGTAATGGTAATCCGCTGTGCGTAATCAACCCAACCAACCTCAGCTACCGCGATTCCCACATCCACCACCGATCCACCAAAGATTGGCACAAATGTAGCTGTGGAATCTTGCAGCTCAATTGTGAGTGGATCATTGATGCCAATTAATACAGTGGATTGGTCAAGGTTAATCAGCTGAAGGTTTGCATATCCAGCTTGAGCCTGTTCATAAATGTTAGTGCGCCCGCTTTGGATTGTAAGGTTAGCCTAAATGGCGGTTTGATATTGCACACCGCCAATAGTCACGCGCCAAACGGGATTAAAAAGTGTCATTAAATGCCTACTAAATTAGTCGCGCCGCCCGTGCCTCTAAAAAAACTATTGTTTTGAGCGTTATTGAGTGCGCGTGTAAATCCTTCTTCATCAATAATTGATGGAGCATTGACATTGATTACTACATCCCCGCGCTCTCTTGCGCGAATGGCCATTGTTCGTGCGTTGATGTCACTCATGCTTGCACTAGCCGCCGCGGCAGCTGCAATCAATCTTGCGGTGTTTTGTGAATCTGTTACGCCAGCTCCAGCTACACCTTCTGTGCCGCCTTTATCACCTTTAATTTCAGGTATATTTGGAATTACTATTTTGGGAACGGCACCCGCACCGACAAAGCCACCGCCGCCGCCGCCGCCGCCGCCGCCGCCGCCGCCGCCGCCACCACTAATTGCTCCGGGTGTGCCAGTAGTTGCAAAAGCATCTGCTCCGCTAACATCACCCGATCTTGCCAAAGCATTTGCTCCAGCCAAAACGGCAGCAGCTAGTGCTACCGCTCCAACACCCAGCAATGGATTCAACGCAAATGCAGATGCAACACCAGCAACAATGGCTGATGCTTTCAACAAATTATAGGCTTTGATTAAGGTATTGATTAAAGCAATGGTAGCCACAACCGCTGCACTAATTTTGGAAACAACAAAAACTGTGCCAATTACAGCAGCGACAGCAATCAATTCATCTTTAAGATCAATGACTGTTGCAATAATACCTCGTATTTTTTTGCCCCATTCAATTGCTGTAATTTGTGATTCAGTCAATCCGTCTTTAAGACCATCTTGACCAGTCAGACCATCGACAAAGCTTTGAACAACAGGCACAACATCGCTAAGAATGAACGCCGTCAATTCTTGAATTACCGGAAGCAACGCCGCGCCAATTTGTTCTTGAACCTCATCCGTTGCAATTTTTATGCGGGCAAAAGCCTTTTCGGCACTCTGCGCTTCATTATCTGCAAAACCGCCAAAAGTCGCGGTAAGCGTATTAAAGACTAAATCAAAATCTTTGGATTTCAAAATTGATTGATCTATGCCTAAACCTAAACGACCCAATGAGGCAAGATTGCCGTCATAGGCTTTTCCAAGCGCATTGGCCACAGCTTCCAAAGGTTTGCCAGTAGCAGATGAAATATCCAAAGCCAAATTAAGTAATTTTTGAGCTTCTTCAACATCTTTGGTTGATCTAGTTAATCGAGCAAATGCTGGGCGCAATTCATCATCGGTAACACCAATTGCAATTGATGTTGTTGAAATGTATTTCTCAACACCTGCAATTTGAGCAGCTGTGGCCGAGGTTGTGTTTTCAATTGTAAGAGCTAAGAGCCGTTGAGCCTTTTCATCAGCTGCGGCATTCTTGATTGACTCTACGGCAAATGCACCAATTGCAGCTCCAGCAGCAGCAAATGCCAAAGCTGCTTTTTTGCCAAATGCCGTAAATTGGTCACCAATTGATTCGGTGTCTTTACCGGCCGTTTTAATGCCTTTTGTAAATTCAGCAACATCTGCCAGTAAGGAGAGCTTGAGCGTTCTTGATCCTTGAGCTGCCATTTACCAGACCTTCACAATCTGTGAAAACGCCTCTGCCCATTGATTTACAATCTGAGGCTGTTCTGCCTTAAGCGTTGGATAAATGAACCAACCTTTTGAGCCCCGGCCTTCACGACCCGACCAAATTGGAAATTGCCTAAATTTATTTGATCCAAATTCATAGCCGCCCCAAAGTTGTTGAGTTGTGCCACCGCCTGAAAATTTCTGTGAGGCAAATCCAAATGACATCTCTCCAACCTTTGATGATTTGCTTACCCGCGATCCTTCGGCAATACGGCTGGAAGCTCTATCGCGGCCTTGAGATTTGGAAATGATTTTGCCTTGAAGATAAGTGGCAAGACCATTGGACACCAATTTGGCTTTAGTGACAGCTTCATCATCCATGCCTTTGAAAGCATAAATGATGGATCGTAGTTCAGCTTTATCAAAAGCAACCGCATCCTCAGCCATTTCGCTTCTCCATAATCTCAATTGCCGTTAATAAATCCTCAGCTGTTTTAAATTCGCTGACAGGTTGGCCACTTGCAATGGCTACCTCCCAAAGTATCCTATTTATGCTTCCGGACTTATAGCTTTTGGGTTTGCATCACCGACAATTATGTCAGCAACAGTCTCGCACCAAATCTCAAATGGCTTGGCTGGCTTGCCCGCCATTTCGCGTTTCATTGCATGGTATGCAAGAAACAACAGATCGGACACGCCCATTTTGTCTTGAGCTTGTCCAATCGTGTTGCCAGTCTTGTTTTCCCATTTTGCCCATTCTGCTGGATGTGCAATGTAGGTTTCTGCATTGCCGTCCGTGTATTCGATTGTGATTGGTAGTTTCATGCTCCCGTGTCCTTTTCTATTAAGTGATTGTCAAAATTGGTGTAGTTACGCATGTGAATGCAAGCGAAACAGTTTGTGCATCTGGTGCTGTGCCTCCGGCTGATGGCAAAATTGGCTGCACATCAAACGCAAATGATGCGCCTGAATCTGCGCCAAATATGACCGAAAGACCAGTATTTGGTGCGTTTGTTGCAGCTGTCCAGAGAGCTTCACAAAGTGATCCTGATGCTCCCCAATCAGCCAACATTTCAACGGCAAATGAGCCTTGAGTGTCGGTTGTAAAGTACGCCTTGCCATCGAGTGTCTGATATGTGTTGATTGTCGAATCAACAGTTAATGTCGCTGATGTGGCTTGGGCATCATAATTTGCAGCAGCAATGCTGAAAGTGATGTCTCTGCCCGTGATGATTGTTGTTGGCATGATTTCTCCTTAATTGGTGTAGTAGGTGCTGACTTGTAAATCGGCTGTGAGGTATTTGCCCGCGCCAACTTCCAATGGTTGTGGTTGATTGACATTGCCTACGACATAGCCGTTCGGCATTGTGCTGATGATACTAATCATCAATTGCTCAAGATTATCCAAAGCTGCTGCATTGCTCATGTAAGCAACAACGCCTGTAACAGTCAGATTGACTTTCACCTTTGTAGTTGATCCATTGATTAAAACGCTTTCAAGGTATGGTGCATCCGGGATTAAACAAATGCTTGGAGATGTCATTGCCTCTGGAATGCCGTTATAGACATTGGCAGCAATGGTTGAAAGTGCGGTTTTTAATGGTGTGCGTACAGCTGATTCAATACTCATTGGCACATCGCCTCAACATCCAAAAATGGCCCAAGCAAGCCAACGACTCTGTTTGTTAAGCTGCGGCCAAGCACAAATGGTGATGGCTGAAATGTGTCTGACATGATTTGGTTGCCGGGAGCTGTAATGCTCTGAAAAATTTCAACCGAGACAACCAAAATTGCATTTTCAATAGGCGGTGTTGATGCATAAAGCTGTGCAGCTGATGATCCGGATAAAGTAGCCAATGCGCTTGGGATAAATGGCAATGGATATGTGCGATCTGCGGCAGCTGTGGCCGCGGTAAATGTGTAAGGCTCAATCCGATCATCGGTGACTGTATAAGTGCCATTGTATGTTCCGGCCCCGGTAACAATGACAGATTGCCCCGGCACAAAATAATTTGGCCGAATTGTTGTGAAATAAATGACGGAATTATCCACATTGGCAAATGTCACCGATGATTGGTATTGCGTAAGTAAAGGCAAAATTGTTTGTTCAGCGGAATCTATAAAAGAATCCAATTGTGCATCACTATACAAGGAAACCGAGACACCAAGAATTGACCTCAGCTGTGAGGCTGTGACTATTGCTGGCATCTCGGTTCCTTTCGTATCGTTAGCGTTCGGGAGCGACCGCTACCGATGAGTTATTTTTATTCGGCTCAGGTCTGGTTCCAGCATGCGCCAAATGGAATCTTTGGAGCAATTGCTGCATAGCCGTAGTAGAGGATGTCAATTGTTCCATCGCTCTGAATTGCTGTGCGCAATGTAAAGCGTGGTGACTCATACCATGTCCATGCATCTGGATTGATAACAGCCATTGAGAAATCTCCGGTTGATGTTGTTGCACCAGCGTTACCAATTGAGCGAGAAACAAAGAGGTTAAGGCCCGGTGAAACTACACCGCGCAAGCTATCGCCTCGTACTGATCCTGCCTGATTCGAAGGTTGCGCTGCATTGTAAAGAGGTGCGCCATTGTCGTTGTAACCCATGATGTTTGTCCATTGTCCAGGAGAAACAACGATGTTGCGTGCAAATCCGAGTGATGATGAATAAACAGCACCGGCAGCTTGTGATGTGTAAGCAAGGAATCCTGTTGAGGAGTTTGCATTTACACCTGTTTGCTGACCTGCACCAGCAATTGTGCCAACGGCAAATTCATCAGTTACTTTTGCATAAGCAAATTCAAGATTCTGAAGGAGAGCTGTTAGATATTCTGGACGGCTGCGATCAATGAGTTCGACAGTTGAAATTGCGCGACCTTTGAAAGATTGAACAGGTACGCTCAAGAATGTTGCTGATAGTGATGATTCTGTAACAGCTGCATTTTCTGCAACATTGGCCACAGTAGGAACAGCAGTTACGCGAGGAATTTCAAATGTCATTCCTTCGCCAACAAGAGTTTCACGGCTTAGCGCATCAATCATTCCGCGATCAGCGTTAGCCAATGCATTAACAACCTGTGTGCTTTGTGGTGTTGGAACCATGCCGGGAGCTGTTCCTGTTGTGTTATCTGCTGCCTTGATATATTGGCGTGAATCCTCATCATGAAGAATTGTTGCCTTTAGATAGTGCTCAAGGTATGAAACCTTTGACACAATTGGTGATCGTGGAGCTGTGTAATAGGCAGGTCGTGATGCCTGAACAGCCTCAGCTGGAGCCTCTACCGGTTCAACGGCAGGAGCGGTGTTTTCGGTAGTGTTATCCACTTTGTCTCCTTCATTTGGGTTTGTTATTTCTGTAACTTCTTGAGTTTCAGAATCTTCTGATGCTGCTACCTCTGAAACGCGTGCAGATCGCACGGCCGGTTCAGTAACGAGTGCAACGCCTTTAAGCTGTCCATTCAAAACTTTCATAGTGCCATCCTTTTGCATTTCATAATTATCAACGGCCAATTCAATGCTGAATCCATCGCGTAAGCCTTCCATTGCCTCTGTAAGCGCATCGGTGCCGGCTGTGGTGTTAGCAATCTTGAAAGTCGCTGTCATTTCTTTGTCATTCACACTCATGGCAATGCTCTTGCCAATTCTGCGTGTGTTGTCATGCTCAAGGTTTAAAAAAACATCTTGAGGCACAATTGATCCACGGGCAAAAGTGACTTTGCCTGTGCTCGCATTTGCTTGCTCGTTGAATGCAACTATGCGGCCGGTGATTGTCCGAGAATCGGAATCAGCTGCCGTGATTTCCATTGGTGTTGTTAGCTTCATGAGATCATGTCCTCCATTTGTCTAATTTCATCGGTAGTGATTGCTCCGATGTCAAATAAAATCTTGTAAATCTCTGCGCGTTCTTTCTCTGAGCCGCGTAGGTATGCCTTTAAATCAAATTCAACGCGCTGCGTTGATGGCGTAAAATCTGGCATTGATAAACGACTAGAAATCGAGTTCATCAGTGGGAGCAATGAGAAATCCAACAAGGTTTGACGCGCCGTGCTGGCGTTTGCATAGGTCATGGATGATCCAGTCGGCGCATCAATAAAGTAAGCCGGAATGCCAACGGCTCTGGCCAGTTCGGTTGCAATTATTTCGCGTGCAGCATTAAGGCCAATTTGCTCTGGTGTAAAACCAACAGTTTCCATTGAAATATCAGCATTTAGAAAAGCCGTGCCGCGATTTCTCCGAGCTGTGCCCCAAGCATCAAGCAATTTTGCAATGCGGTCAGCTGGCAATGCTGTGCCATTTGATTTTAAAACCATTGATGGCACGGGTTCGCGTGCATACATTGCGGCAGCTCTTTCAAGCTCTGCACCGGCCCGGATTGTGCGACCAGCTCGATTCAATAAACCTTCATCATTGCCATAAAACACAACAAGCGAACCAAGGCCTGTATATGGCACTTGCATTCCATCTACTGTGTAGTACTCAATTTGCGTGCCTTTGTCGT